TGGGAGTAAACCCATAGTCTAAATCCTTTGTTTTAGCCTGACTAGCTTTACATCGTAAATTAAAGTTTCCAACAATAAACGAGGTAGTCAATCCTGTGGAAGATTGACAATGCGTGCAAAAGTGCAAAAACTTTTGCCTGGTTTTCATTCAGTTAATGAAAGTGATACTGACTCATTCAGTAAATTTGGTAATTTTCAATTACCTTTGAGTCCTGCTACACGTAGTGTTATAAATAAACATTATATTAGATATATGGCTCAGTCAGAATTGTTGGACGATGGTCCAAAAAGCACACAACCTGTTAAGACAGGTCTTGTTACTTTTGTTGATAGTGCTGTATCAGCTATTGCGGGCACAGCAGCTTCTAATCATGTATTTTCAGCTTCGGATGGTAATACAGATGTATCTATTGCTGATTTCTTTAAGCGTCCAGTACGTATTAGTAATCAGGTATGGTCTTTATCTGAAACTACTGGTTTGAAATCAACAACTGCACCTTTTCAACTTTGGGCTGCCAATGCCTATGTTAAGAACAAGTTGAACAATTACGCTTGGTTTAGGGGTGATCTTAAAGTTAAAATTCAGATCACAGCTTCACCTTTCTTATTTGGTGCTTTGAAAGCAATCTGGCAACCCCTGACAGCTTATAATCCTTCTACTATTTTGCCAAGTAGTTTTAAGGAAGCTGTACCACTATCTCAACGTCCACATGTAACTATTGTGCCCGGTGAGAATAGTTCCTATGAAATGATGTTACCATTTATCTTTCCCAAAAATTGGTTAGATTGTACAGTTTCTCAGGATTTTGCCGATTTGGGTAATTTGGACTATTATATTTGGACTCAATTACAAAGTGCAAATGGTGCTGCTACAGGTTCAATTTCTGTGGTTACTTACTGCTGGGTTGAGAATTTGGAGTTATCTGGTGCTACGGTTGCTTATGCAGCACAATCGGATGAATATGGTGATGGTGCCATATCTGCTCCTGCTAGTGCTATTGCCAATGCTGCTGGTTTGTTATCAGATCTACCAATCATTGGACCATTTGCTACTGCTACCCAAATTGGTGCACAAGCTGTCTCTAAAATAGCTCGAATTTTTGGTTTTTCAAATCCTCCTGTTATTGATGATACTAGTCCAGTTATCAATGAGCAATTTCCCAAATTGAGTTCTACTAGTATTTCATACCCCGTTCAGAAGCTTACTATTGATCCTAAGAATGAATTATCTATTGATCCTCGGATTGTTGGTTTAGCTAATGGTGAGGATGAGATGTCGATTAAATCTATTGCATCTCGTGAGAGTTATTTAACTTCTGCTACTTGGGCATCTTCTGATGCTGTAGATACGTTGTTATTTCAATCTCGTATTAATCCATATCAGTATGAAGTTTTTGCTGCTACTGCACCCGCAGCTTCTATCATGTACTATACACCTATGGCGTATGTTGCGAATTGCTTTTCTCAGTGGCGCGGTACTATGATTTTTCGATTTCATATTATTGCATCCAAATATCATAAGGGTCGGTTGTTAATTAATTTTGACCCCACTGGTACCACTGGTACTAATATCGGCAATACAGCTAGTACGAGTGGTGTTGTACATACTTCTATTGTTGATATTGGAGAGACTACTGATGTGGAATTTCATGTTCCATATCAGCAGGGTACGCAATTTCTGTCTGTTCGTGATGATGTTACCGCTGCTGGTAGAAATTGGTCTACTTTGACTACTAACTCGTATAATTATGATCCATTTTATGATAATGGATTCTTGACTATTCGTGTTCTAAATCAGTTGACCTCTCCTACTGCTTCTACAAGTATTAAAGTACTTGTTTATGTAAAGGCTGGAGATGATATCGAATTTGCAAATCCTACGGAAACAGATAAAACCAATAGATTATCTCTCTTTTCTTCCCAAAGTGAGATTCTTACTGAGACTATTGTTGCTGATCCTATGATTTTGGCAGAAACTAAGACTGCTACAGATGATCAATATTTGGTTCATATGGGTGAACGAATTGTTAGTATGAGGCAATTGATGAGGCGTTATAATCTACTCACTCAAGAGTCAATTATACCTGCCTCTAGTACAGTTGGTAATACTAATGTATTAGTTAAGAAAGTGTTTAGAAATCCACTATCACCAGGTTATGCTAATGGTGGACAATTATCAGCTAATGGAGTGATTATACCTTTGACAACTTATCCGTATAATTGGTGTAATATGACTTTGATGTCATATTTCTTGCCTGCGTTTATGTGTCAACGTGGTTCTGTAAATTATACATTTAATTTTGCAGGTAAACTTGAGCTTAATCATATTCGCGCTTATCGTGATAATCAACAGATTTATCCTAATACAAATTTTACGACTGTTAGCTCTAACGCAAATTCTGTCAATAAGTTTGCTGCGGCTATTGTGAATAAGCCTAGTGGTGCTTCTGGTTCTGCTATAATTAACAATGCTACTCAAAGTGGATTGAATGTTTCATTGCCAAATTATAGTAATTACAAGTTTGCTTCAACTAATAAGAATAGGTGTAATACCGGTTCTGCTGCTGATGGATCTATTTATGATTCACTGATAATTGAGGCAGATTTTCAGACTGATATCACTACTGCTGACAAGCAATTTCTGTACACTTATGTGGCAGCTGGAACAGATTATGCTATGCATTATTTTTTGAATGTACCCTCTTTTTGGGTGTATTCAGCTGTTCCCGCAGCACCTTAGGGGAAACGTGTATCTTTTGATACGTGCAACAACGATATGTTGCAAATAAAAAACCGTTCGGACGAGTCGGAGGTTTTTATATATTTTATATATTGTATTTCATTATATATTTTATTTTTTTTTTAATACCGTTAACGATGTTT